AAGTCCTTAGCGGGACAATTTTTGAACTTTACCTAATCAATAAAGTTGAGCACCGTTAAGCTAATCCGATGGACGACAGCCAAGGCCGGGGCTGAATTTGGTTGCGACCCGGCTACTTTATCTAACAGGATAAAGCGCGCTGGTATAGTAGCCGGCGACGACGGCATGTTTTCGACGCGCGACATTTGCGCGGCAGTCTTCGGAGACATGGAAGGCGAGAAGCTGCGGAACCTGCGGCGCGATGCGGAGTTGAAAGAGATTGAGCTTGCGCGGCTGAACCGCGAATTGATTGCCGCCGAAAAGGTAACAGAGGTTTGGGCGTCCGTGTTCATCGCGTTGCGCCAGGCCATCTGGAATTGCGACGCCCCGGAAGCCAACCGGAGGCGCTGGCTGGCCGAGATTCAAGACATCAATCGTGACGAATACTTTACCACCGCCAAGCCCATCGAAGCGGACGCCGGCTGAGTTGCGCCCGATTCTGGCGGCGTGCTTCGGGCTGTTGAATCCCCCTCCCGACCTGAAAGTTTGGGAGTGGGCTGAAAAGTATCGCAGGCTTGGCAAGGACGTGACGGCAATCCCCGGCCGCTACAGTGTGGACGCGACGCCGTATCAGCGTGAACCACAAGACAGTTTCACCGACCCGGAAGTTCAAGTGACCGTGATGCAATGGGCATCGCGCCTTGGCAAGACGGAGACGATGAACAATCTTGAAGGCTTCACGATTGACGTGAATCCGCGCGGCATTCTGGTTGTGTATCCCACCCTCGACAGCGCGAAGAAGTGGTCCAAGGAATTCTTTGTGCCGATGGTCAAGGCCACCCCGCGATTGCAGGGCAAGATCAAAGAGAGCCGCGCGCGGGACGCGAACAACACGATTCTCAGCAAGCAATTTCCCGGCGGTAAAATCTCAGCCATTGGCGCGAACAGTCCAAGCGGGTTTCGGCAGATACAGGCCCCGGTTGTAATCTGCGATGAGATTGACGCGATGGACAACGGGGCGGAAGGCGACCCGATTGCGCTGGCGTTCAAGCGGGCGGATAACTACCGGGACTCGGTTCAGGTGTTGAGTTCAACGCCGACGGTGAAGGGGGCAAGCCGGATTGAAGGCTGGATGGACAAGGGCGACAAGCGCCATTGGTTTTGTCCCTGTCCAGAGTGCGGCGAATTTCAGGTGTTGAACTGGTCACAGGTTGAAATTCCAGAAGGCAAGCCGGAAGAGGCGCGGATTAAATGCCAGCACTGCGAGGCGCGGCTTGATGACGAACAGCGCGTGACGATGGTGCGCGCGGGCGAGTGGCGGGCAACGGCTCCGTTTGCCGGCGTGCGCGGATACTGGCTGAACGGACTGAACACGTTGTTTCCGGCGAAGAAAGGTTTTAGAAACAAGCTGCACCAGATGGCGGCGGAAGCGGCGGAAGCCAAAGCCAGCGGCGAGGCGGCAATGCAGGTTTGGACGAACACGTTTCTGGCGGAGTCATACGAACCTCCTGCCGAAAAGGTCGAAGCAAATTCGCTGCTGGAGCGGTGCGAGGTTTATGGCGGCGACGATGAAAACGCACCATTGCTTCCGCGCTATGTCCTAGCATTGGTTGCCAGCGTTGACGTTCAGGGCGACCGGCTCGAATGCTACGTCGAAGGCTATGGCCTGAAAGATGAATGCTGGGCTATCGAATACCGGCGCATCATCGGCGACCCAACGCGGGACGAGGTTTGGGCGCAACTCGACACGCTGTTGGAAACGGCATACGAGCACCCGTGCGGCGGCGTGCTGAAAATCGGGCGCGTGTGCATCGACTCAGGATTTAAGACCGACCGCGTGTTTGATTTTGTGCGCCGACGGCAACCGCGCGTTGTGGCCATCAAGGGCGCATCGGCACGGGGCGCGCTGCCGTTTCAGGTGTCACCGAAACCGAACAAGCAAGGGTGCCGTCTCTACCTGCTAGGAACGGACACGCTCAAGGATTTGATTTTCTCGCGTCTGCGATTGGCTGAACCGGGGCCAAGGTATTTGCATTGGCCGAAGGGGTTTGGTTTCGACGACAAGTATTTTGACCAGTTGACCAGCGAGCAGCGGCGGGCGGAAGTGCGCGACGGATTCCCGCGCTACGTATGGTTCCTGCCGCCCGGCAAGCGCAATGAGGGGTTGGACTTGAAAGTTTATTCCGTTGCGGCATGGGAGATTTACAAGTATCACATGCGCCCGAACATGGAAAAGCTCGCCGCTGAAATGGAGGCCCGCGCCGCTGAACCACGCGAAGGCGGCGAACAGGAGAAGAAGCCCGCGCCGGCCAAGGAATACCAGTTGAAGCCGCACGTTGAGCCGAAGCCAGAGCAGGAGAAGCCCAAGCCGCGCGCGTTTGTGCCGAGGCGCAAGGGCGGGTTTGTTGGCGGTTGGAAGTAGTCAATTTGGGGCCATCCACAAATGGCCTACACCGTGCCGGAACTAGAGCCGGCGTCCGTAACCGCTGGCGACTTGGTGACGTGGAGCCGCAGCTTTGCGGAATTCTCCGCCGCCGACGGCTGGGTGTTGACGTATGCGCTCACGAGTTCGTCCGCCCTGATTTCCATCACGGCGAGCACCTACCAGACCAGCCAGTTTCTTGTTTCCGTTGCGAAGGCGACAACCGCGAACTGGACGGCGGGGACGTATGCGGTTCAGGGCTACGTCACAAGCGGCAGTTCGCGGCATTTGGTTTATTCCGGGACGATTAAAATCAGCCCGAACCTTGCGGCGGCATCATCTGGCTACGACAACCGGACGCACGCGAAAAAGTGCCTCGACGCAATCGAAACCGTGCTGGAGGCCCGCGCGTCGAAGACGATTCAAAACTGGTCCGGCTTGGAGCAATCGTTTTCCCTGATTCCAACCTCTGAGTTGCTGACGATGCGGGACCGCTACCTGACGGAATACAAATCCGAACAGGCTGCCGAGCGTGTCGCGCAAGGGCTTGGCAACCGCCGCAACGTGTTTGTCCGCTTCACGTCACCCCGATGAAATTCCTCGAAACACTCGCGGCGAAGGCTGGATTTGTCCGCGCACAGAAACGCGCATTGCCGGCTCCGGCTCGCCGCCAATACGCTGCCGCTCAGATTTCACGCCTGACGGAAGACTGGGCCGGCGCGTTTTCGTCTGCTGATTCAGAGCTTGCTGGCTCCGCGCAACGTGTGCGCGCCCGCGCGCGGCAGTTGGAGCGGGACAATCCGTTTGTTGAACGCTACCTAAAACTGCTGGAAAACAACGTTCTTGGTTCAACGGGCATCGGGTTGCAAATGAAGGTGCGCGACCCAGACCGAATCGAAGGCGGGAAAATCAAGCGCGGCGGTTACGACACGCTGGCCAACGCCGCCATTGAGTCGGGCTGGTATGACTGGACGCGCGGCAAGAACTGTTGTGTGGACGGCGCGACAAGCCTGCAAGCCATTGAAAAACTGTCCCTCAGGTCTGCCGCGCGGGATGGCTCCATGTTCATCCTGTTTCACGAAGGTGCCGGAAAATACGGGTTGCAGCTTGAATGCTTCGAGGCTGATTACTTGCGGGAGGATTACAACGAACTGCTGCCGAATGGTAATGTGGTGCGCTACGGAGTTGAGATGACGCCGCAACGCAAGCCGGTGGCGTATCACTTCTTCAACCGCAACCCCAATGATTCAGGCGTTGCCGCTGTTGGTTTGCGGACGGTTCGCATTGCGGCCGAGCGCGTGATTCATGTTTGCCGTCGCAATCGGCAAGGGCAGACGAATGGCATTTCATGGCTGGCCCCGGTGATGATGCGGCTCAAGATGCTGGATGGTTACGAGGAGGCGGAGCTTATCGCCGCCCGTTGCGCCGCGTCGAAAATGGGTTTCTACGTCAAGGCGATGCCCCACGACTATCAAGGCGAGCCGGACAGCGCAGGCAACCCGACTCAGGAAATGCAGCCCGGCGTCATCGAAGACCTTCCGATGGGCACGACGTTTCAAACGCTGGACCCACAGCACCCGGTCGCCGCGTATGCGGACTTCGTGAAGGCCGCGTTGCGCGGTGTTTCGTCTGGCATCGGCGTTTCGTATAACTCTTTGGCCAGCGACCTTGAGGGGGTGAATTATTCCAGCATCCGCGCCGGGCTGTTGGAGGAGCGCGAGGAATGGAAGGGAATCCAGAACTGGTTCATCGAAACCGTTCGCACAGTGATTTTCGAGAAGTGGCTTTCGTTGGCGCTACTGTCTGGCGAATTGAAACTTCCTAACGGCTCCGCCCTGCCTGCCGCAAAATTCGACAAGTTCAACGCGCCTGAATGGAAGCCTCGCCGTTGGCAGTGGGTGGACGTTTACAAGGACGCAATGGCAAACGTTTTGCTTATTGAAAAGGGCTTAACCTCGCGCCGTTCTGTTATATCTGAACAAGGCGGAGACGTTGAGGATACGTTCGCCGACTTGTCCGCCGACGAAGACTTGGCGAACAATTACGGGCTAAAATTCCCAAAAGACGTTCAAGAAAACCCGACGGCTTTCAATGCTAATGGGGGGGCAGACTAAGAACATGTCCACAGAATCAAAGCGAGAGGCTAAAAGACGATGGCGAATAAAAAACGCCGACAAACAGCGCGCGCTCACAAAGGCGTGGGCAGAAAAAAACAAGGACAGAATCAACGCTAGAGTTAGGGAGAGGTATGCGCTAAACCCTGAAAAATACAGGCAAAAGACGAGACAGAAACGAGACAAAGACAGGGCTGCATACAACAAATCAGAAAGAGAAAGACGCAACAACGCCAAGGCCCGCGCAATGCGCTCCGCATACGAGTCAAAGCGGCGGGCCGCTAAAGCGCTTTCAGCCATTGAATGCGCTGGGGTAAATGAATACTTCCAAAAAACAAAGTCTAGCAAATCGGTAAATTGCTATTATTGCGGAGGCGCTGTAAGCGGAAGTGTATCTCACATAGATCACATGGTCCCGCTTGCAAGAGGCGGCGCCCATCGTGTTGAAAATTTGTGCGTTGCTTGCCCGTCATGCAACTTGAGAAAAGGTAAGAAAACCCACATCGAGTTCCTAAACTGTGGGCAGATGCTCCTGATTTAATAACCGCCGCCGCAACAGCCCGCCGCGCCCGCCGCCGCCGAAGATTGAAAGTCAATTTCGGGCCAACTCGTAAGATGACAGCAATCGGCCAAAACTTTAAGCGCGACTTCCAAGTTGACCGTGCCGCCATCACAACGGACGCGCGGACGGTCGAGCTTTGCTTTGCGACTGAGGCTCCGGTTTCCCGCTACTTCGGGACTGAGATTCTGGATTGCAAGCCCGGCAGCGTGCGGCTGGCTCGGTTGAATACTCGCGCGCCTTTGCTTTTGCAGCATGACTCTGACGAACAGATTGGAGTTGTCGAATCCGCCCGCGTTGACCCTGACGGCAAATGCCGGGCGGTTGTGCGCTTCTCGAAATCCGAAGACGGAGAGGAAATTTTTCAGGACGTGGTTGACGGCATCCGGAGCTTGGTGAGCGTCGGATACGTAATCCACAAGCTCGAAACGCAGAAGTTGGCCGATGGATCGGAAGTCCAGCGGGCAACAGACTGGGAGCCGCTTGAAATCAGCATCGTGTCAATCCCCGCCGACACTTCGGCAGGCGTGGGGCGCGCGTTGCCTGAGCCGGTCAAAGTTTCAGCCGAGGAACAAACCACCAAACCTATTCAACGTATGCCCGACATCGAAATCAAAGAATCCGACGTGATCGCCAAAGAGCGTTCGCGCATCGCCGACTGCACCGCTATTGCCAAGCAACACGCCGCCAAGGGCGCTGAAAAGCACCTTGCCCGCGCGCTGTCTGAGGGCGTCTCCGCCGCCGAATTCAGCACCCTCGTTTTGCGCGAGTGCTATGGCGCGCGCGAAGTTTCGCCTGAGAGCGCGAACGTCGGAATGAGTGACCGCGAGGCTGGCGAGTTCAGCATCCTCCGCGCCGTCAACCAAATCGTGAAGCATGGCCGGCTTGAAGGCCTTGAGAAGGAAGCCGACAGCGCAGCCCGCAAGGTTGCCAAGCGCGACATTCAGGGCAACGCGTTCGTGATTCCGCAGGACGTGTTCAAGCGCGGCGTTTTGACCCGCGCGCAGAACGTCACCACGGCCACGGCTGGCGGCTACTTGGTTCAAAACCAATACGGCCCGATGATTGACCTCCTGAACAACAAGACCGTTGTTGCGGCGGCTGGTGCCACGCAACTTTCGGGCCTTGTCGGCGACGTGCTGTTGCCGAAACACGTGAGCGGCGCTACCGCTTACTGGGTGTCTGAGACTGGCAGCGTGACTGCAAGCCAGTCCGTGTTCGGTCAGGTGCGCCTCTCGCCGCATCGGCTGTCCGCTTCGACGCCGTATTCCACGCAGTTGCTGGCACAGTCCGGCATCGACGCGGAGGCGTTCGTTCGCAACGAGTTGATGACCCGCCTCGCCATCGCCAAGGATTCCGCCGCGCTTCACGGTGCGGGCGGCGCCGAGCCGATTGGCTTGGCTGTCACCAGCGGCATCAATGCCACCGTCACCTACGGCGGCGCGGCGACTTGGGCCGACGTGGTTGAGCACGAAACCGGCATCGCGGTTGACAACGCGGACATCGGTTCGATGGCGTTCATCCTGTCTGCCGCCACGGTGGGCAAGTGGAAAACCATCCTGCGCGACTCGGTTGCCGGGGCTGGCTACCTCATCGGCGACGGCATGACTGCGAACGGCTACAGCGTGTTCCGCACGAATCAGGTCGAGGGCAATCTGTCCTTCTTCGGCGTGTTCAATCAGCTTGTGATGGCAAGCTGGGCGGGACTCGAAGTGGTTGTGGACCCCTACACACTCGCCGGCGACGGCCAAGTGAAAATCACGGTCAACGAACTGTGCGACATCGCCGTTCGTCAGCCGCTCGCGTTCAACGTGTCCACCGACAGCGCCGCTCAGTAATCCAAACCGGCCCGCCCCTTGAGTGGGGCGGGCTTAACCAATCAACCCAACAAAACTATGGACCCCAAAAACGAACTCACGATTTCGGTGATGCAGCCAAGCACGGCGAAAACCGCCAACTGGAATTCCACCGTGATTGATACTGAGCAGTATCTCGGCACCTGCGCCGTAATCCTGAACGCTGGCGCGAAGACCGCTGGTGACACCGCCGACACCACGCTTGACGTGCGCCTCTACGGCAGCGCGGAGAGCAACGGCGCGAATGCGGTCATCCTGAATAACAACTTTACTCAGGTGACGACCGCGAACAGCCATCAGGTTTTGCAGCACGACCCGCGCGCGTCGAGCTATCGCTACCTGAAGGCCGTTTCCATCATCGCCGGGACCAACTCGCCGTCCTTCCCGGTGGGCATGACCTTCCTCGGCACGAAGAAGCTCCAGTAAACCCTTACTGGCGACGCGGGACGCCGGGCGTAGTTGTGTGCGCCCGGCGTCCTTAAATCCAACACACAACAACAACACAACCAACACACACAACATGCCCTCATTATTCCTGCCCCTACTGGACAACGGCCTTGGCTCTGCCCGGCTTGAATTCCTGTCCAGCTTCATCAAGTCGTTTTCTGGCCGTGAAATGGTGGTGACACGCATTTCCGACTCGCACCCCGGACGCGGACGGAATCGCGCGGCGGCAAATTTCCTTGCCACGGATTGCGATTACATGCTGTTCATAGACTCCGACATTGTATTTACGCCG